TTGCTTAGTATGGATCCAAGATTCGAATTCGACGAAATCATTAACGTTGAAAAAAATAAAAACATGTTAAAGGTCAATGGTCAACTTGCAAAATTACAAAAAGACACCAGAATAAAATCCATGCATAAAGACGCTAACCGTTTAGATTATAGACGCCTGGGCCCCGATGGGTTAGTGGTTAATTTTAGTTGCACTAACATTTCCGGCAATGATTGGTTTGAACGTATTCCCTCTAATACCATGGTGCTTTTATCAGGAAGAAACAACGACCCAGGTGCTGTGCATAAATTCAATAGCATAGAAGAATTTTCTTCTACTTATCCATTAACCAAAATTTTGTTTTCTGGTCAGAGAACTTTCGAAGATCCCGAAACTGAATACGATGCGTATTTGGTAATTGGAACAAAATAGACCTGTGCCTTAGGACCGGGTGGGCGGCTACTGCCTTGACTTATACAATTCGCTGCTGTATAATTCTCAAGTGTAGCAACTTTTTAAACTTCAACTATTATGATAATTTGGTTCAATTGTAAAATTACAGATCAACGACTTAACCCCCAAAGTATAATTAGATATAATCTCAGAGACGACAACAGGTTTGACATCGCAAAATATAGTTTTGCCAGCTTTGCACCTTTGGAGCCGCTGACCAGCAAGTTTATTTTTAATCTCGAACTAGCGGACAGTCACAGTGGTCGACAAGCAGAAATGGAAGCATGGCTTAAAGGAATTTTTCCTGCTGATAAATTAAGTATCCATTGGTATAGAGCAAACAATATCAGTCAATGGCAGGAAATTAAAGAAGAAATCGATCAAATTGATGATGATTTAATTTTTCCTGCAGGCAATGAAGATCATATTTTCTTAGACAGCAACATCGAAGTATTCAAACGTGGGTTAGAACTTATTAAACAAGATCCCTATCCTTATGCTACATTGATGACCAGTCATTATCCAGAAAGCATTAGGGCTGCACATTATTTCAAAGGCATCCCCAGCAGTTGTGGTAACTATGTCAGTTACGAAATGGTTAACAACGATGCTATTCGGGTTATGAAGAAGCAATATTTCGAATGGTATCTAGATACTGCAAAAAATTCTGACGCACTGCTTTTCAGAACTGAACATTGGAACAACATTGGTATTTTATCCAATAAGCTATATATTCCCACTAAAGAACAGTTTAGACACTTTGACGGATATGCTCATGTACAAGTGGGTGCAGATACCTGCCCTCCATTGGAGATTCCACAAGGATTTTTCGATGGTATGACTGTTCGATATGGATACAGCGACAGACAGCAAGATGCTGTCAATATTAACCCAATGGCTGAACAACTTTATACAGTTGATCACGAAAAAGGAGCCGATTATCGATATACCCTGGATGAGTTACCTCTATTCTGGAAACAGTATATTAAACAAACAGATATTTCCGCCGATGTTGACCAATCGAAAATGAATCAAGCCTACGATACACATCTACTACAAATGACTAGAGTAAATGTAAATTGGTTTCACGTAGGCGCCCGATTTGATGAATCTAATTATCCTCCGGCAAACTGGATCAACAATCACACAAAAGAATACTTGTTCTACGAGTAAATTTAATATATAATACATTTTTAGGAGCATATATGAGCGATTACAATCGAAGTTTTAATGGCGAAGCAAAAATCAAGTTGACCCAACTTATTAACGAGGGCATGACTGTTCTTCAAGAAATTGAAGACTTGAATACTGGACTCAACGAAACTATTAAAGCCATTGCAGAAGAACTAGAGATTAAACCTGCTACATTAAAAAAAGCCGTTAAAATTGCACACAAAGCCAAACTAGGCGAAACTAATCGAGATCACGACGAACTCAATACTATTTTGGAAACAGTGGGCAAGACTCTTTGAACGATTTGTTGTATAATACCTTTGCATGGATTCGCGATGACTGGAGTAGTAATCGCTTCCGTTTTATTATTGAGCTGGGGGCTTGGGCTATTAGTATTGGGTGTAGTATTACTATGGCAGTCACCGTCCCAAATCCCCCTTTACTTGCGTTATATCCTATTTGGATTCTTGGCTGCTCTATGTATGCTTGGGCTGCTTATACTAGGAAATCGTTTGGTATGTTGGCTAACTATCTCTTGCTGACTACCATCGATACTGTTGGACTAATAAGGATGATTACAAATTGAGTTACGTTGACGCATTATTTGATAAGCAAAAAGATCGTATCCATGTTGTAGAGCGTGTTAACGGTATTCGAGAATACAAAGAATATCCAGTTAACTATGTATTTTACTATGATGATCCTAGAGGAAAACATAAAACTATATACGGAACTCCTGTAACCAGATTTGCTACCCGTAACGGTAAAGAATTTCAAAAAGAATTACGGATGCAAAATGGCAAAAGACTATGGGAAAGCGATTTTAAACCTGTATTTAGATGCCTTGAAGAAAACTATCTCGGTGCTGAACCGCCTAGGTTGCAAACGGCGTTCTTCGACATTGAAGTTGACTTTGATCCTCAGCGAGGATTTAGTCCAGTCTCAGATCCATTTAATAAAATCACTGCTATCAGTATCTATTTAGATTGGCTAGACAAATTAGTAACATTGGCTATCCCTCCAAAGTCAATGAGCTGGGAAACTGCGGAAGAACTTTGCGCTAAGTTCAGTGACTGTTACATTTTCGACAGAGAAGAAGATATGTTAGATACATTTCTTAATCTCATCGATGACGCAGACATCTTAAGTGGGTGGAACAGCGAAGGATATGATATTCCCTATACTGTTGGCCGTATTACTCGAGTATTAAGCAAAGACGATACTCGAAGACTTTGCCTATGGGGGCAATTTCCTAAACAGCGAGAATTTGATCGGTTCGGCGCCACTAACATTACTTTTGATTTAATTGGCAGAGTTCATTTGGACTACATGCAATTGTATCGAAAGTATACCTACGAAGAACGGCACAGTTATAGCCTAGACGCCATCGGCGAATATGAACTAGATGAAAGAAAAACTGCCTACGAAGGTACATTGGACCAATTATATAATAAAGACTTTGAAAAGTTTTTAGAGTACAACAGGCAAGACACTCGCTTGCTTGCTAAACTAGACAAGAAGTTACGTTTCTTGGATTTGGCGAATACCATTGCTCACGATAACACGGTGTTATTGCAGACAACAATGGGCGCAGTCGCAACCACAGAACAGGCAATTATCAATGAAGCACACAGTCAAAGATTGGTCGTTCCTAACAGGAAGGGCAGAGAAGAAGATGGAGACACCCAAGCGGCAGGTGCCTATGTTGCTTATCCCAAAGTCGGCATGCACAAATATATCGGAGCAATTGACATCAACAGTCTCTATCCCTCAGCCATCCGATCTCTTAACATGGGACCAGAAACAATCGTAGGACAGTTACGTCCTGTAATGACAGATCGTTACATCAAAGAAAAAATAGATGGAGGAGACAGCTTTGCAGCCGCATGGGAAGGATTGTTTGGTAGTTTAGAATACGAAGCAGTAATGCGTGGAGATCCCGGAGTTGAAATTACCATAGATTGGGAAGCCGACGGAACCAGCGATGTATGCAGTGCGGCTGATGTATGGCGCATCATTTTTGACAGTAATAAGCCTTGGATTTTGAGTGCCAATGGTACTATTTTTACCAGTGAGCATAAAGGTATTATTCCAGGCTTGTTGGAAAGATGGTATGCCGAGCGTAAACAAATGCAGGCCAAACTTAAAGAATCTGCTACACCTGAAGATCAAGAATATTGGGACAAGCGACAGCTGGTTAAGAAAATTAATCTTAACAGTTTGTATGGTGCTATTCTTAATCCAGGATGCAGATTTTTCGACAATAGAATTGGTCAGAGCACTACGTTAACTGGACGAGCTATTGCTAAACACATGGACAGTTTTGTCAACGAATGTATATTCGGCAAATATGATCATGTAGGAGATTCTATTATATACGGTGACACTGACTCGGTTTATTTTAGTGCGTGGCCGGCTGTACAAGCAGATGTTGAATCTGGTCGCATGGAATGGAACAAGGACATTGCCGTTCAATTGTATGACCGAATCGGGGAACAAGTTAATCAAAGTTTTCCAGCTTTCATGGAACGAGCATTTCATTGTCCTCGACAAAATGGATCTATTATTAAAGGTGGTCGAGAGCTTGTAGCTATTTCTGGTTTGTTTATTAAGAAAAAACGATATGCTGTGCTTATTTATGATAAAGAAGGCAAACGACTGGACGTCAAGGGTGCCGAGGGTAAAGTAAAAGCTATGGGATTGGACTTAAAAAGAAGCGATACCCCAAAAGTAGTACAAGACTTTTTAAGTGAAATTTTACTGGATGTGCTTACAGGCGCCAAACGCGAATCTATTATTGAAAAAGTAAAAGAATTTAAAATTAAGTTTCAAGAAAGGCCAGCTTGGGAAAAGGGAACTCCTAAACGAGTTAATAACTTAACCAAGTACACTGCCGAAGAGACCAAGCAAGGTAAAGCAAACATGCCCGGGCATGTACGAGCGGCTATGAATTGGAACAATCTGCGTCGTATGTACAGCGACAATTACAGTATGCAAATTGTAGACGGTATGAAAGTTATTGTTTGCAAACTAAAAAATAATCCACTAGGATACACCAGTGTAGCTTATCCCACAGACGAAACACACATCCCCCAATGGTTCAAAGATTTACCTTTCGACGATAATTTGATGGAAGAAGGTATCGTCGATCAAAAAGTAGAAAATTTATTAGGTGTATTGAAATGGGAAATTTCAGAAAATACAAACATCAATAGTACATTTGATACTTTATTTAACTTTTCAGACTGAATCTAAAATTTACTAAAATGAAAATAAGTGAACTAGTGCGAATTAAAGAACAATTGTTGAAGTTTAAATCTCCAACTTTTTCAACTTTTATCGAATCTAAATTTAAAGAAACAGCATTATATGTAGATAACATGTTAAGTTCTTTTGTATTTGGAGAATTAAGAACTAATCTTGCCAATCAGTTGATTCATTTAGATTCACAGATAAAACACACAGATAAACTAATTACCGACTTAATTACGTTTACTGAAAACTCAATCGAAGAAAAAGTTAAAGACTTTTACAAAGAAGGTTATCTAATAAACGGTATCGAATATACCAGTGAAACTGATGTTCACAATGAAAGACAGTACAGAACAGTAATATGTGACGATGATATTAAACAAACTATAATAACAGACATACGGAGATACACTAATCCTAAATATCCAGCTTTAGAAATTGGACCAGGGGATGGACAATGGACCGAATTTATTGTAGCTGGAGATCCATTATACGTCGTCGACATTCATCCAGAATTTATAGAATCTACAAAATCTAAGTTTCCTATAGAATATCAAAGAAGATTAAGATCATATCTTTTGGGTTGGAATGGAGTTCCCAAGGACGATTTGAGTATACTTCCCCAAAATCAATTTGGGTTTATATTTGCCTGGCAAGTCTTTGATTTTTTTCCGTTGGATAAAACTAGATTATATTTAGAACAATGTTTTAATTTATTGCGACCAGGCGGCATAATGATGTTTAGCTATAACAATTGTGAATTTAGTAATGCTGCTGTTTATGCTGAAACTGGTTTTAAGAGTTGGATGACTAAAGAATTATTAATTAAAATTTGCCAAGAAACAGGACTTGAAATATTAGATACTAACGATTCAGTATCTGGGTTTCACTGGATTAAAGTTAAAAAGCCAGGCGAACTTAAAACGGTAAAAGCCGGTCAGTCAATGGGTGAAATTATTCACCGTAGGACTTGATTTTTCTAAATAACTTATATACACTAACACATTATCGGAGAACCTATGAAAGACCACCTATTAGACATCGTGCAACATACTCATGGACTAGGAGTTATTGACCTAGTTAAGATTGTAGGCACAGAAAATGAAACTATATTAGAAGCAATCGCAGAAAATCGCAGTGTTATTCTACAAGCTAAATTTAAAGGACCAATTGCAGACTTTATCGGAACCTTTGGCATGCCGAATTTAGGTAAGCTAAACACAGTACTTAACATTCCAGAATATAAAGAAAATGCCGTTATTACTGTTAGCACTCAAAATAAGAATGACGAAACCGTTCCTGTGGGAGTTCATTTCGAAAACAAAACTGGCGATTTTAAAAACGATTATCGTTTTATGAGTGCCGAAATTGTCAACGACAAACTCAAAACTGTGCGTATGAAACAAGTTGCATGGAACATAGACATTACACCCAGCGCAGCCAGTATTCAACGTCTTAAATTCCAAGCTAGTGCAAACAGCGAAGAAAATAACTTTATTGCTAAAACAGAAAACAATGATTTAAAGTTTTACTTCGGTGATCACAGCAGTCACGCAGGTAACTTTGTTTTCCAATCTGGTGTTAGCGGCAAACTATCTAAGGCATGGGCATGGCCTGTTGCGGTGGTCATCAGTATTCTTAGCTTGCCAGGTGACAAGACTTTTAAGATCAGTGATGAGGGTGCCGCAATGATTACTGTGGACAGCGGCATTGCAGAGTACAACTATATTCTACCAGCACAGACCAAATAATGTTATACGAAGTCAACAACTTAGACATTGTAATTACCAGAAACTGCCAGTTAGATTGTTCGGGTTGTTTGACTTTTAGTAATCATAATAAAGCAAAAGAACACTTAAACTTAGAAGACAACTTAAAATATCTAGACTTTTGGTCTGATAAGCTTGATGTGAATACCATTCATATTTTTGGGGGCGAACCTTTTATGCACCCAAATCTCTTTGATTGGGTATATGCTGTACGAGATTCTTTTAGAAAAAAACAAACTAGTAAAAGTAAAGCCATTAACATACAGACAAATGGTATAAAAATTTCATCATACGACATAGATAAATTGCAGATTTTAGTTAATGACTGTAGACTGAGTATCAATATTACCATTCACAGTAAAGAACAATGGTATCTTGAAAAAATTAATAAGGCAATTGCTGTCATTGAAAAAATTTACGGGACTGGTCATTGGGAAAAAATTAATCAGACTGATAAACGTTACGTAAATGAAAAGCATATATGGGTGAGTGTAAGTGACCAGACTGAAAAAACATGGATTAATCATTATTTAGGTCATGGGAAAACACTAAGACCTAGCTTCGAATTTGACCTTTCACATTACGTTGCAAATCATTCACATTGTGAAGCTAAAGAGTACGTTCAACTTTATAAAGGTAATTTATACAAATGTCCGCCGATGGCAGTACTAGATGAAACCTTAAAACTTTATGATTATCCCAATCAATCTCAGTGGCAACCTTGGTTGGAATATCAACCACTATTTGCAAATTCCACTGACGAAGAAATAAAAAGTTGGTTAGATAAGCAAAAAGTACCTGAAAAATATTGCAATATGTGTTTTGGTTCGGAAGAGAAAAACATACTACACAGAATTAAAGTAAAAAAACATGAATAAAAACACCATAGATGATCTGACTAGTAAGCAGAATGACTATGCAGTCTTTTTGCCTGCACTGAGTAGCTTCTATGCAACTTATGTAGGCAAGCAACGTCACGATCCCACTTACATTGATGCACAGCGTTTGCCTGCAGATTTTGAAAACGGGGTCGAAGGACTAAATTGGCTTAATAATAAACAGGGTTATTTTCATTATAAGTGGGCATTGTACAGTGCAGGTCATGCTAACTTAGACACTAACAAATTTGATCCCAAAGAGGATATGGTTCGTAACCGTGATCCTAACACATTCGTCCTAGGCGACAGTGGCGGATTTCAAATTGGTAAAGGCGTATGGGAAGGTAATTGGAAAGATCCAGCTTGTCCCAAAGCACAAAAGAAACGTGAACAAGTTCTTGCATGGATGGATGCTTATATGGACAGGGGTATGATTTTAGATATCCCTGCGTGGGTCGCTCGTAGCCCTGCGGGACAAAAAGCCACAGGTATTAGTACCTATGCCGAAGCAGTTCAGGGCACATATATAAACAACGATTATTTTATGGCCAATCGGACAGGTCGTTGTAAATTCTTAAATGTCCTCCAGGGCGAAAATCATACAGAAGCAGATGACTGGTATGATCGTATGAAAAAATACTGCGATCCTAAACAATATAGTCAACCATTTAACGGTTGGGCTATGGGTGGTCAAAATATGTGTGATGTTCATTTGCTATTACGTAGACTGGTGGCATTGCGGTTTGATGGTCTACTAGAACCAGGATTACATGATTGGATGCACTTTTTAGGCACTAGTAAATTAGAGTGGGCTACTTTATTAACAGATGTACAACGTGCAGTTCGCAAGTATCATAATGAAAACTTTACTATTAGTTTTGATTGTGCAAGTCCTTTCCTAGCAACAGCTAATGGACAGATTTATTATGACGTGGTTACTCCAGACAGAGCCAAGTGGAGTTATCAAATGCAACCTAGTGTAGATAATAAAAAATATGCTACAGATACACGGGCCTTCCGTGATGCAGTATTACAAGATAAAATCTTTGATACATTTTTACAAAGTCCCATCAGCGAACGATTGAAAATTAACGATGTATGTTATTACAAGCCTGGAGACTTAAATAAAATTGGCAAGGAAGGTCGTACTAGCTGGGATAGTTTTAGTTATACACTTCAAATGGGTCACAATGTGTGGACACATATACATGCAGTGCAGGAAGCTAATCGTCAATACGACTCAGGCAAGTATCCTGAAATGCTAGTATCTAGTACCGCCGACAAAAAGAGTTTTAGACAATATGATCGAAACTTTTTTAGAGACATCGTAAATGATATTTTTGCTACCAGCGACCGAGGTCGAGCAGAAGAAATTATCGAACACTACAATAAATATTGGATGAGCATTGTGGGTACTCGTGGCGCTGTTGGCAAGAAGACTGTGAATTCTGGAACAATGTTTAATAACTTGTTTACACAGGAAGATCTGGAAACTTTTCACCGAGACGACAGCAATTTCGACGAATCTAAATTAGATGAACTCGAACAAGACGTCTGACACTTGGTGCCCTTTACCTTGGGTACATCAGTTTATTGTACCAGATGGCATTAAGACTTGTTGCCAGGGTTTGCAGTTAGAATCGACTAGCCCGTCAAAATTTTTTAAATCTGATTTAATCAATTCTGTTAGGCAGTCTATTTTAGATAACAAATTGCATAGTAACTGCCGACACTGTACTAACATGGAAAGAAAAGGCTTTACAAGTACCAGACAAGAGTCAGTGGAGTTCTATAAAGACCTCACTCCAATAAACATCAAATCGCAAATAGAATATTTAGATCTGAGGTATAGTAATCTATGTAACTTTGCTTGTAGAACTTGCGAACCATCATTTAGTTCTAAAATTATTAATGAAATAGATCAACACTCTGAACTAAAAGCGTTTTATCCTCTAGTGAATAAAAATAATGCTTATTCAGAAATTGCACAAGATCTTAAAGACATATTGCCCACAGTTAAAAGAATAAATTTTACCGGTGGAGAACCTCTATTAATCAAAGACAATATTAAAATATTAACTGAGTTATTACATTTAGGAAGAATTGATTGTGAAATTATGATCACTACTAATGCCAGCGTGATTAACCCGCAATGGCTATCTTTATTATCTCAATTTCAAACTGTACATTGGACTATTAGTATAGATGGAGTAGGACCGTATGCAGAATATATAAGATACGGTAGTGTGTGGGCTCAAATTGAAAAAAATATTAAAGACATTTTGTCCAGAAGACATAGTGTGGCATTTAACACTGTACTATCTTCTTATAGTGTGCTGGACATCGATAATCTGGTGTCATTTTTTGTTAATTCTAAAAAAATAGCTCAAGGGCCTTTGGAACTTATGTTTCATATGTGTATGCAGCCGAAATATTTAAATCCTTCAGTGTTAGATGCCCAACTAAGCCATAATGCTAGTATTAAAATTCGAAATGCTATACAATTGTTATCCAAGGTAACCGACAACCCACCATTGGCCATAGACACATTAGAAAACACTCTTAAAATTTTAAATACAAGCGACGAACTTTTGCGAGCTAAATTTATTGAATTTACCGCAACAGTAGATCGGATCCGAAATCAAAATTTTTATAAACTCACTCAAGGAGCATAAAATGTACGAAAATCGTATTAAGCATTTGAAGGAAAGTCATCGTGTATTAGATAATCGAATCGACGAACACGAAAAACTACATCCAGGCACAGAAAGTCAGACTGTACAAGAATGGAAAAAACAACAACTTGCATTCGAAAACGAAATCCGACGATTAGAACGGTTACAGTGGGAGCATGATCACGACACTGTTGATTTTGACGATGATCGATAATTTTGTTATAATCTAAGAATGAAAAGTTTAATTATAGGAATGGGCATCGGCCAACTATATGAGTCGGTGCTAAAAGAGCTTGGCCATACTGTCGTCACTGTTGATTTAGATCTTTCTAAAGCACAGCACAAAGACGTCGACAGTGCTCTTCGAATTCATGGTCAATTTGATACCGTACATATTTGTACTCCAAATTTTACACATGTCACTTTAGCCAGAAAAATTGCGGCGTGCAGTAAGATTGTGTTTATCGAAAAGCCCGGTGTTGTCAACGAAGAGTCCTGGAAACAATTAGTCAAAGACTATCCTAAAACACGTTTTATGATGGTTAAAAATAATATGTGGCGTGACAACATAATTGAGATGCGGAATCATTATGTTAAATCTAAAAATATTAATTTAAATTGGATTAATAAAAATCGTGTGCCTAAACCAGGTAGCTGGTTTACTACCAAATCGTTGGCCTATGGCGGCGTAAGCAGAGACTTGCTGCCTCATCTATTGAGTTTATTCATTGCGTTAGAGCCTAACTATAAAAACACCAGTTGGGTTTATAAACAAGTATGGCAAAAGTGGACATTAGATGATCTCAGAGACAGCGATTATGGCGATGTTGATATGAACGGCACATATGATGTAGACGATAGGGCTGAGATCGAGGGTCATGTCAGCGATCATAAATGGGTCATTCGAGCAAACTGGCGCAATAACAGTCACGACGATATTGCAATTTATTTTGATGATTATGTTGTGCCGTTGGGTTTATGTCCCGAAAGTGCTTATAAAAATATGATTTCAGATGCTGTCAATAATCTAAATAATGATAGCTTTTGGAGAGATCAATTTGAAATCGATTGCTGGATACACAAAAAAATTAATCTATGAATCGTATACTACAAACTGTCAGCGACGGTAAATTTACCGAAACTGCATATGAAATCCCATCATTGACTCCTGACGAAATTCGTGTGCGTAGTGTTATGACAGGTGTATGCCGCAGCGATATCGATATGATGAACGGTGATTTCGGTCCGTTGCCTTTGCATATGCAAGGGCACGAAGGACTGGGCTGTGTCATTGAGATCGGTGCTAATATCACAGACGTAAATGTCGGAGACTATGTTGCTACACGGGGAGAACCTGCATATGCAGATTATTATAATGTACGACATCGCGAATATGTTCCTGTACCCGAAGCACACCCACGCTATATATTAGAGCCTGTGGCCTGCGGAATTAATGTTATTCATCAGCCCTTACGGGAGATTGCTGAACGAGCAGGACCAGGACGAAGATTGTTAATACTTGGATCTGGGTTTCTTGCTTGGGTTGCTTACAACACTATTAAGTTAAATCATTTAGATTTCGAAATTACAGTAGTAGGCAAGTCGAACAAAGAACTTTGGCAGGATAAATTAAGCAACGACTATTCTGGTACATATGATGTTGTTATAGATTTGAGTAGCACCACGTATG